GTCCTATAGCTATTAATATACAGGTTGAGTCAGCTAAGAGGGTTATAGAAGCGGGATAGAGGGCAAGGCTGCTATCGCAAGTTAAAAAGATTTGAACGTTTGCTTATCTTGTAAGCCTTGTCCCTTTTTATGCTAGTATTGCCTTTGACCATGTTTGATAACGAACGCGAAGGGATGTTTGGTGTTTAAAATACTATTAATATTTATGTTGTGTTTTCCGGTTTATGCCCACCATGAAACAGAAGAGGTTGAAACTTATTTGAGTGACTGATTTTAAGGTATCTCTACACCCACAACAGTTAGATGTCTATAACGACCCGTCCAGGTTTAAGATTGTTGTGGCAGGGCGAAGATGGGGCAAATCCCGTTTGGCTTTATATACGCTTTTTATTGAGGCACTGCGTTCTACAGAACATGACGTTTATTACATAGCTCCGACCTTTGAGCAGGGGAAGCGTATTATGTGGCGCTCGATGAAGGAGTTAGGTAAGGGTTTAATCGAGTTTACCCATGAAAACACAGCGACTATGCGTTTAATTAACGGGCGTGAGATTCACATAGCGGGAAGTGACCGTCCTGACAGCTTGCGTGGTGTAGCTATGGCTCACTGTGTTATTGATGAGTATGCTTCTATCAAGCCTATGATATGGGAGGAGATTGTCCGTAGTGCTTTGATTGACTCAAAAGGGTCGTGTTTGTTTATTGGCACTCCAAACGGCAAGAATCATTTTTTCCAACTATTTAACTATGCAATAAATTCTGATGATTGGTCAGCGTACCAGTTTAAATCAATAGATAATCCTTTTTTAGATGCAAAAGAAGTTGAAAGTAGTTACAACAGTTTATCAACTCAGGTTGCAAGGCAAGAATTAGAGGCTTCGTTTGAAAGTTTCAATTCTGGAATATTTAAAGAGGAGTGGATTTCTTATGGTGAAGAGCCGGATAATGGGGATTGGTATGTGGTTGCAGATTTAGCTGGGTTTGAAGCAGCTTCTAAGGGAAGAGGGATTACAACGGCTAAATTGGATGAAACGGCAATATGGGCGGTTAAAGTTCATGAAGGCGGTTGGTTTTTGGGTGATTTGGAGCATGGTCGATGGAATACACGGGAAACAAGTGTTCGTTTGTTACGATTAGCCCAGCAAACAGGGTCTAAATGTATTGCAATAGAGAGGGGGGCGTTAATGAATGCGGTAATGCCTTACTTAGAAGACCAAATGAGGCGAATTGGATTTTACCCCAGGATAGAATCTGTATCGCATGGTGGCAAAAGCAAAATAGACAGAGTGGTTTGGGCATTGCAAGGTCGTTTTGAGCGAGGGGTAATCACTTTGAATAAGGGTTCGTGGAATCAGCCCTTTATATCTCAATTGTTAGATTTCCCCAACCCCTTGTCGCATGACGATCTTGTTGATGCTTTAGCTTATACGGATCAAGTCGCTTTTACTCCTTACGACAGTAATTTTGAAGTCGATGATTATGAACCTTTTGATATGGTGAGTGGATACTAATGAATGATTTAATGGCATGGTTGATGGGAAATATAGAGGAGTGGCGACAATACCGTTCCTCCAACTATGATGAAAAATATAAAGAATATTATCGAATCTGGAGGGGTATTTGGGAGGAAAGTGACAGACAAAGATCAAGTGAGCGCTCCCGTTTAATATCCCCAGCAAGTCAACAGGCGGTAGAGTCAACTGTTGCTGAGTTAGAAGAGGCAACTTTTGGCAGGGATGTGTGGTTTGACTTGGAAGATGACGTTTTAGACCCCAATAAAAACGACATTTTGTATTTACGAAACCTAATGAAAGAGGATTTGGAGAAAGAAGGCTGGAAAGAAGCCATTTGCGAGACAATGCTTAATGGTTGTTTGTACGGAACAGGTATAGCAGAGATTTTAACCGAAGAAAAAGACGAGTTATACGCTGTTGAACAGCCAATAGAAGGTACTGATTTAACAGAACGAGGAGTAGGAACACGTTCTTATGTTTGCGTGAAGTTAAAACCAGTTTCACCGTTTAATTTCTCTATTGATCCGGCTGCAACAACGATTGATGATGCAATGGGTGTTGCCATAGATGAATTAATACCTCGTCATTTAGTCGTTCAAGGAATGAGAGATGGTGTTTACGAGGATGTTGACCTTGGAGATGCGGATATTTCCTACGAAGATCAATATTCTGGCGAAACAAAGCAAATTCCTAGTCAAAATACAGTAAAACTTTGCAAATACTACGGCAAAGTCCCAAAACACTACCTGATAGAAGGCGAAGAAGACAATGACGACATGGTTGAGGCTATTGTTGTTATTGCTAACGACTCTGAAATTATAAAAGCGGTTGAATCGCCATATTTAATGCAAGATCGCCCAGTTGTTGCGTATCAACATGACCGAGTGCCAAGAAGGTTTTACGGCAGAGGAATTGTTGAGAAAGGATACAACGCTCAAAAAGCTCTGGACGCTGAGTTAAGGGCAAGGGCAGATGCTTTAGCTTTAGTTACACACCCGATGATGGCGGTAGATGCTTCAAGACTTCCAAGAGGAAGTAAGCCTAAAGTTCGCCCTGGGCAAACTATACTAACAAACGGTGATCCTAAAACAATTCTTATGCCGTTTAATTACGGTCAGCTAAATACGGTGAGTTACAAAGAAACGGCTGAATTGGAAAGAATGATTACCATGTCAACAGGCGCAATGGATTCTGCGGCTCCACTGGGGGTTAATCCTAGAAATGCTACAATGGGTGGAATGTCCATGATGATGGGTGCTTCTATAAAACGCCAAAAACGCACCTTACAAAACTTCCAAGGTAGTTTTTTAATTCCGGCATTAAAAAAATGTGCTTCTCGTTTTATGCAGTTTGACTCTGAAAGATATCCAGTTATGGACTACCGATTCAAACCTCATTCTACGTTAGGTTTAATGGCTAGAGAATTTGAAACACAACAACTTATCCAACTATTACAAGTGACTCAACCAAATTCACCTGTATTTATGATTATATTACAATCTATTTATGAAAACTCTTCTATACAAAATCGAGAACTTATGGTTAATGCTTTGCAGCAAATGCTACAGCAATCTCAAGAACCTCAAAGACCACAGCCAAACCCTGTGGGTATGGCTCAAGTCGAAGTTCAAAACAAACAAGCCGACTTAAAAGCTAGAAAAGATGCAGCCGATGTCCAACTTAAATCGGCAGAGCTTGCTTTAAAAGGTGAGGCGTTAAGGTTAAAACGTGATGAAAATGATGGCAAACGTACAGACTCAGCGCAGAAAAATGACATAGCCGAGTTAAGTCTGTATTTAAAAAGTCAAATTGAGTCAGGGAAAATGGACTCACGAATGGCAGAAAAGATTTTAGGTCGTGTCTCCTGAACTTGAAAAATATTACGATGCAAGGTTAGCAATGTTTGACACCAAAGGGTGGATTGACCTTTTGGAAGACGTAAAAGCAATGGAAAGCACAGTTAATACGTTAGATGGTGTAACGCCTGAAAACGTAGATTTTAAACAAGGTGAGTTAAGCATTATCAAATGGATTCTTAATCTTCAGCAACAAACCGTAGAGACAATGGAGGACTTAAATGCCGATGTTTGAGTATCAATGTGATTGTGGCAAAATTACAGAAAGATTTTTGTTTAAAAAAAAGTTGTCGATTCCATGCGTTTGTGGTGGATTTGCCCATTACCGTGTGTCAGCACCTTTTATAGATTATTTACACATGGGGATTGATCCAACAGGAAATCCTACAGCAGCAGATAAATGGGCTGTAATGCACGAAAAAAAGGCGGGAAATAAATGAGTGATTATTCAAAATCAGTAAACTTTGCAAGCAAAGATGCTTTATCTACTGGAGATGCTAACAAAGTTGTCAAAGGCTCAGAGATTGACACCGAGTTTAACAATATAGCAACAGCAATAGCTACAAAACAAAATGCTACAGATACGCTTGCTGTAAACTATGGCGGCACAGGGGTTACGTCCTCTGGAGCGTCCGGCAATGTTCTGATGTCAAACGGAAGTTCTTGGACAAGCGCAGCGTTAATTCCCACTGGGTCAGTGATGTTGTTTTACCAATCGGCTGCCCCTACGGGTTGGACAAAAAGCACAACGCACAATGACAAAGCTATTAGAGTTGTTAGTGGTAGCGGAGGTGGATCAGGTGGTAGTGTAGCGTTTGAAACTGCATTTGCATCGCAAACGCCAGCCGGAAGTATTGGCGGAGCCACAGCAAGTCATACGTTGACTGTGAGCGAAATACCTTCTCACGCACACGGGTACAAAGCTGATGGAGGAGAGTATGAAGCTGGGTCGAGCGCAGTAGCGTCTTTAAATCAAGATGCAACAACTTCACAAACTGGAAAAATTGAAAACACAGGCGGGGGTGGCGGTCACACGCACGGAGCCACAGGGTTAAGTTTTTCAGGCAGTGCTATGAATTTAGACGTTAGTTACGTTGATGTTATTATTTGCACAAAGTCGTGAAATGCCCTCTGATCAAAAAGAAATGTATGGAACACGATTGTGCTTGGTATATACATTTGCGAGGGACAAATCCCAACACTGGGCAAGAGATTGACCAATGGGGATGTTCGATGACATGGATGCCAATGTTGTTGGTTGAAAACAGTCAACAACAGAGGCAAACTGGAAGCGCAGTTGAAAGTTTTAGAAACGAAATGGTTAAAAACAACGAAAACATTTTACAAGGAATTATAAATGGCAGTCGGCAAAACCTACTTAACACTGGT